CGATAGCCCAACTCAGCCCAGATGCCCGTTTTACCGTCCTTAACACTGTTGATCTTTCCATGAGGCGTCCCGCGCTCGATCCAAAAGGGGCGAGTCTATCGGCGACAGCCCTATGGGGCAATCGGCCATCAGTCCCACAGCTGCACGGTTTTGTCCGTGACCAGAGGAAGGTCTGGGAAGACAATCAGCAACCCGGCTTTGAGCGGTTGCGGCTGGTCGGCCAGTCCTTGGTTGTGGGCCAACACCGCCTCCACGGTGCCGTTGAGGTGTCCGTAAAGCTGGTTACATAGGGTATCCAGCACGTCGCCGTCAGACGTTCTGCAGGTCATCGCCATATCGTACAAACTCCAGGGTAAATACTTGCTTGCGCGGGATCCCGCCCTGCAGCAGCGCGCTCTGTTCTTCCTCGAGGTTCTTCAGGCACCAAGTGCCCAGCACTTCCCCGTAGCCGGTGGTGAGGGTCAGTGGTAGCAATTGGGCCCCGATGCTGCGCAGGGTGTCCAGTTGCTTGAGCCCTCCTTTGAAGCCCGGAAAGATCGAGCCTTTTAGGGTCATTTTTTCCTCGCCCATACCGATGGCCTGTTGCGCCGGTCGACGGCTGAGGCGTTCTTGCGCAGCCCAGCGAAACTCCGTCTGCCGGCGTAACTCGTCGAAGGCCGCCGTATCCAGGTTGAAGTAGTAGGGTTGGGTGTTTGGCTTGAGCGGCTGGATGATCAGCAGGTGAGGAAACGGCTTCACGGCCTCAGCGAGAGGAGTCTGAGACAGCCCCAGGGCTTCGGTCGGTAGAACGTTTGCCAGCGATGGGCTGACCGTCCCGGCCACCTTGTTAATAGCCGCGCCGGCCTTAGCGGCTTGTTCTTTGAGGACACCCAGGCGCTCGTCTATTTGAGAGGCGCCCGCGAAGCTCGGCTGTATGTCTCAACCACTGCGCCGACCTTGGCCTGTGCTGCACCAATCCCCCGCATGACACGTTGGAGTTTTTCACCTGCACCTGGCGGTAGGAACGGCACATTTTCAAGCTCAGCAGCCGCACCCGTGATCTCGCTGATCGCGCCGTTTACGGGTCCCATAATCCCATCAATGCTCCTCCGGCCCGCCTCGCCCGCGCTGACCAGGTATTTGAAGCCGGACTGCATCTGCTCCAGATATTCCATGATCCCTCCTTATGTATGGGCGTCGTCGTAGAGATTACGTCGGGCTTCCTGCTGTGCGGCGTCATTCAGTGCGCGCTGCATCAGGGGTAGAAGCTGCTGAACAAATTGCTGCGGATCCTTGGCATCACCCTCAACCGTGACCGGCATGTTCAGCGAATAGCTGAACTTCTGGTCCACCCGTGCAGGCTCTGGCTTAGGTGCCGCAGGCGCCTGAATAACCAGATTGGCGGGTTTTGGAGCAACAGGCGCCGCCAGTGAGCGAGTGACGTCGCCCAACGCTGGCCCCATTGGCATCATCATCGGTGCTGTTGGTTTCGGCGTTGCTGTTGCAACCAGCGCCTGTTGCCGCACCGGAGGCACGGCGAGGCTATTTACCGGCACCGGTACCGCCTGAATCAGCGGTTTTGCAACAGGCGACAAGGGAGCCACAGCCGTTCCGATATCCTGCACTGCAGGTGTTGGCTGAGTCGTCACAACGACAGGTTGCCGAGCGGCGAAGCTATTCGCCATAGTTGCCAGACTGGGTACCGCTGGCCCAGGTCGCGCCGCCATCAACATCGGTGTAATCGGTGCGGCGGTCGCTTTGGGTTTGTCACTGCCAAACATCGACAACCCTGCCCAGCCCCCCAGTTGCTGACCTCCCATGCTCCCAAGGTATGCACCCACCATGCCGCCGATGGCTGTGCCAATGATGGGTACCACTGAACCAATGGCAGCGCCCGCAGCCGCACCCGCCATCGTGCCGGCAAGTGTTCCGGCGGCCTCACCATAGCCCTCCGCTTTTTCGTCCTGCGTTTCAGCAGTCAGGTAGGTGTTGAGCACCATGCTGCCGGCCTCGACCAAGGAGGCGCCCGGAACTACTTTGGCCGCTTTACCAACCTTACCGACACCCCCGGCGACCGAGGTCAGCATCTTCGTTCCAGGCCCTGGCAAAACAGGAGGACCAGGCGCTGGAACCGGTGGCCGTAAAGCCGGCGCAGGCACGGGAGGTGTCGCTGGCCGAGTAACCGGACTCCGTGGCTGAACCGGCGGACGCCGTACCGGCGCAGATGCACGCGGCGGACCAATCGGACGCGGTGATCGTGGCGGAGCCGATGGTCGGCGCCGCGAAGTACGAGGAATAGACGGTTTCCTATTTCGGCGCCGTGCAGACCGTGAATTACCCATGCCGCCCATGGACGCCATATTCACAACAAACACACGCTGAATACCGCCCACCGGCTCTGCGGCTTCCCCTCCACTACCCACCGCGTCTTGAATCATCGAGACGACATCAATGCCCGTGGCAACAGGATCCAAACCACCCGCCTTCGGATCAGCCCCAGGACCACCCTTATCTCGTAAGGCGGCGGCAGCTTTCAGCCCTTTCTCCACCACCGACAACGTTGTACCGCCTTTGCCCCTGCCTGTACGGACGCCGTCTGGATTCGAATTGGTGACAAATACCTTTTGCACACCAATTGCTTTTCCGCCCAAACCGCCACGCGCCAAATTAATCAGGCCCTTGCCGATCTTGAATGTCTGAAACGCTGCCACTGCTGCACCAATCGCACCAATAGCTACCGTCGTACTGCTGACGATTTTCGGGAATTCATTGGCAAGGCCCGCAATGCTATTGCCAACCTTGGTCAAGCCATCGGCCGCCAGGTCGGTGAGCGGTCGTAGCGCATCACCGAGGCTGGTCATGGTCGCTTCCATGCTCGATGTCGCCGCGCTCCACTTGGCGTTGGATGTCTCTCGAGCTTTCGCCGCGTCGGACTCGATCTTGGCCTTACCATCGGTTTTCTTGATGGTGGTCATGTTGTCTTTGATCGTGTTGCCGTACTTGATCTGGGCGAGCAACCCGTCACTCGCGCTCTGGTCACTGACGATATTCGCCAAACCCGCCGCCTGGATCAGCGCGACCATGGCCTGTTCTTCCTCGGCGCTGCCATCCTTGGACGCCTTGATCTTGGCCTTGAGCGCCGCAACCTTCTTGGCCTTGGCCGGATCCTGTTTTTGGATCAGCTGCTCACTGAGCATAATGAAGGCTTCAACCGGGTTGGACGCCTTGCCGCTTTTGGTAGCGGCCAGAATCGAACTCGTCAGGTCATAGCCTTGTTTCGCGAATCGCTCCTGGCTGGTGCTGCTGATCACCGCGTTGAGCAAGTTGTTCATGTTGGTCGCAGCAGCAGCCGCGTCCTGGGTCTGCGAGAACTGCGACTGCAGGCTCGCGCCGAGGAAACGCACGGCCTCCGGGCCTTCCATACCCAGGCGTTTAATCGTGCCGAGCAGTGCCGGCATGTACTTGGCCATGTCCTTGGGGCCGAACGCACCAATGTCACCCGCAGCGGCCACCTGACCCAGCATGGCGCCCATATCTTCCTTCTTGACCCCAGCCTCCTTGAAGGCACTGAACAAGGTGGCAATGGTTCCGGCCTCCATGCCCTGGCCGTCGACCAGGTCAGCAATCAGCGGCGCATAGTCCACCGACTCCTCCCAGTCGATGCCCTTCTCGATCAAGCCACCGACCGCCCGAGCGAGAGCCTGCTGCCCCATCCCCTTCTTCGCGGCCACCTCACTGATCTTGTCGGCCATTTTCTGTTCGGCGTCTGTGCCGGCAGTGTGTGCCCACAGCGCCATCTGCCGAATTTGCGTCTGGTAGTTGGCCGATACCTTGGTGGGAATGGCGATTAAAGCAGTAGCAGCCGCCGCCTTACCCAACGTGCCGGTAAGGCCCTCTTTGCCATCTTTGACCTGAGAGTACCCGGTGGCTTTCAGGTCGGCCTTGCGAGCGACCTGCTCCATGCTCTGATAAGCCTTGGCGAGGTTACGCACCTCGACACCCTGCTTTTTCAGCGTGCTCAGATTGGATTCCAATTTGCGCAGCAACGTACTGGCACCAGCGGCGCCGCTATCATTGGCCTTCTTCCATTCCTCCCGCAGTCGGATGGTGTCACCAATCGTGCGCTGCAGCACCCGAGCCTTGGTGCCTTGAGCTTCAAGCTGCTTGATCCGCCCCTGCACATCCTTGAAGGCCGTGCCCACCGTGGAGCTGACGGCGCCGCCAATCACCAGGCCGAGCGCGAGTTTGTTTGCCATGTCGTGGCTCCCTGTAGCGAGTGATTACGGTAGGTGGCTCAATCCGAGAGCCACCAGACCATCTCGGCAAACGGCATGGCCTGAATCTCGGCGGCTGAAAATCCGGTTTCCGCCGCCAAGCGTTTGGCCGCCAGTTTCAACAGTGCGGGGTTAAACCCCGTCGTCCTGCACCAGGCGAAAATAACCGGCCTGCAGGCGGTGGTAGTCCACCAGCTTCAGGCCCTCCAGATCCTGCTGGCCTGCTTCACAAAGGCCGGCGAACAGCATCAGCTCGCGCTGCTCTTCGTCGTCGCCCGAGGCGCGATCAGCAGCGCGCACTTCGCGCACCGTGGGTGAGCGAATCGTCAGGGTATCAACGGTCACGCCGTTGACCTCAGAGGGCCGAGACAAGGTGATGGTGGCATTTTCGGCGGTGAGCTTCAGCCAGGTAGGGAGTTTTTTCAGTTCAGGGGTAGCCATTCGATAAATTCCTTAGAGGCCCAAGTCGCTGCGCATGGATGCCAGTTGATCTACACCGTCGATCACCCGGATCGAGGCGACCATGTCAATTTCGTAAATGAGGCGGCCAGCGATCTCCAGCTTGTAGTAGCTGACAGCAATCGAGTACTTGAACTCGGCTTTGTCGCCTGGCTTCCAGTCGCCTGGGTCCAGCTCTTTGAGCATGCCGCGCAAGGTCGCCACCACTGCTGTGGTCTGCCCTTTTTGCCCTTTGAACGAACCGCGATAAACCCCGTTGAAGGCGGTTTGATCGGACAGCCCAAAAAACTTCATGGCCTCGCGGCGCACGCCGTTGGTGGTGAAACTGGCCTCCATCTTTTCCAGGCCCATGTCCATCTCGACAGGGCCAGCCATGCCGCCACCGCGATATTCGTCCGTTTTAACCACCAGCTATCACCGACTGCCCATAGAGAGGCTGAGACTGCCAAGGCACACAGGGGATAGG